AGTCCAGTTGACAAGAAGCCGGTCGGTCGACTGGTCCCAGCGATAGACCTCGAACATGTTGTTCGAACGCTGCGGAGCCGCTGCACCAAACGGCTCATCTCCGTTTGGCGTCGTCGTGGTGTTCGCGCTTACCGAAGAGAGCGCAATGTACGCCACACCAGAAGAAGACTTAACGTCCCACCGATGAACGCAGTGCTCAATCTCACCATCGACAACGTACTTCGTGTTTGTAACTCGAACCACACGACTCGGAGCGTCGAGCGCCTGAATCGGACCACTCGATCCATAGATGTGGCTGTATGCGTATCCGCCAGCGGGCCACACAAACGGACCCGCTCGCGGGATGGTGATGCCAGTAATCGCCGTCGGAGTGTCAGGGCTTCCCAATGGAGGAATAACGCCAGGAAGGCCATCCTCGATGGCGATTTCCGTGACGTTGCCAGCCGGGTTTACGTAGACCGATACGTAGCAGATGATCGCCGCTCCCGCATACACAGGGCACCCCGTGTGAATGCCAGGCGTGAACCCGGTCAAGCCTGCAGCGATGCCTGAAATGTCGACGAGCGTGATCTGCTGATCCGTCGTCAGCGAGATCGGGACTGGCGCATCTTGCGGATACGTGTGAGTCGGCGTCGGAAAGGCAGGCGGCGTACCGTAGACGGACTGATTCAGGGTAGGCGTGTAGCCCGCGACGTTCGGCCCCGTAATCGTGAGAGCTAAATACCAGACAATTGTCGTCGAACTAGTACTCACGGCATTCGCGGACGGCGTGCATACGTAGGTCTGAAACGTACCATCCGGAAGTTGACCCGTAAGCGTGTACGGGGTGAGCAGATTGTTGGGTGGCGTCAGTGGAATCGACAGCCATGCCGCCTGCGTATTGTATGGCGCAAGCATTTGCACGGACCCGGTCACGTTGGTCGTGCCCGTCATCGTAGCGAGGACGTTGTCGTGGTTGTCCTGCGTCTGAAACCCGATGCCTGGGATCTGCGCGTTTTTGGCGCTTACCGTCAACGACCCAAGGCTGGCCGCCAGAAGGACAGTCCACAGCTGACCGTCAAGCTTTCCCGTCGCCGATGCTGGAGCGGAATAGTACTGCGTGATTGCTCGTGCGGTGGCGCCGAACTCGCCCGCCTCGGTGTCTTGCTCCAGAACGATGCCGCGAAACGCCCATGCCTCGTACCAGACCCCGGCTCCAGGCGCAGCCTTGGCCATGATGTTTGTCACGCTGGCGCTAAACGTATGCGCGCCAGTCACCTGGTCGACCGTCGCCAGCTCCGCGTACAAGTCTGCAGGCGCGGCCCCGCTGGTGTCGACTGGACACGCAGCCCACACGATCGCCGGAACACCGCATACGGAACGCTGAAGTCCCGTAACATCGAATGCGCGGAAGCAGGTCTGGCCCGTCGTCCCGAGCGTCTGCAGTGCGCTCAGCGTGATCGACGCGAAGTTGTACATCTTGTACTGGATCGAGCCGCCATTCTGCCATGCAGCAATGACGTGATACTTCGATGCGCTCGTCCACAGCTTCGTCAGGCGCAGGTTCAGAAGCGGGCTCGTCGTGTTTTCCTGCAGGACCGTAGGAGGAACAACAAACGAACCGTCTTCCGTCTTCTGTACGGAGTAATACAGGATATTACCGTATCGGTTGTACGCGGCGCTCGTCATGTTGGCGTAGGCAAGGTCGCTCGAAAGCTCCTGGCCCGTACGCGCACCCGAGATCCACGCCGTGAAGATGTAGTCGCCATCTGGGCTTGGGATCGAGTCAATCTCCGTGATGCTGCCACCCGAAGACGTCACCGCGTTCAGGGTGCCAACATGCTCCGGCAACCGGTTGACCGTGCGCCAACCGTGGCTCGCGTCCGAACCAACGTACTCGTAGAGCTTCGAGCCAGCCGCCAACAGGGCACGCTCGCCGATAGACGACTCGTTCACGCCAAGCGCCTCGACATCCGGGCTCGGCACGGTGTCGCCGTCAAACGCAGAAGCCGGCTGATAGCCCGTGCCGGTCACGAGCGAGAACCCGTTGCGCTTTTCCAGGCTTCCCGGATGGCGCATCGTCACGTTGTCGGCAATCACGAGAGCCGGAGGCTTCAGGTTGTTCGGGTCCGTGTAGACATCGACGCCTGCAACAACCGGAGCGTTGACGATCTGCTCGTTCGAAGCCATCAGGTAATCTCCAGGTGCAGGCGGACCGGCGTCGTGACGTCGTTGCCTTGGTCGTCTTTCGGCGCGATGTAGCGCAACCGCATGATCTTTTGCCCGAGCGGGCCGGGAACTTCAACAACCTGAAGGTTAGGAGCCGCATACGGGGCCGAACTCGCGTTCGGGGTGTTGGTCAACACCTTGGCGATGTTGAAGCCAGTAGGCACCCGACCGAGGTTGTGAGGCACATCCACGATCTGCCCAGGCTTAAAGGTAATACCCTGTCCAGGCGCACCCTTCGTGATGCTCGTCACCGTCTGCGACGGAGGCGGCTGCTGTCGAATGGCATCCGTGGAGTCGGACACTGCGCGCTGCACTCGGTCGAGCTGCGCGTTGCCAGAAGGGCGAGGGGTAAACTGCTCGGGCTTTGCTCCCGACATGACTACCTCCACCAACCGTAGCGGTTGCTCAGAAGCGCCGTGCGGCGAATGCGCTCCGGTTGCGCAGCATCGCGCTCGGACGCATGAAGCTGGAATCGCTGGAAGAGCTCGTCACGAATGACCTTGATGGCAGCCGCCTGCTCGACGCTCTCCTCCTTGAGAAGGCACTTGATGGCGCTGTCCTTCACGACCCATTCATCCCAGCCAGCTCGACCGTCCACACGGTCGTTGTCAATCAGCATGCGCTGCGGAGCGGGGTAGTAGTACACGCGATAGATGCCGCCCAACGTGTCGGGCGCAATCGACAGGAGCTCACGACCGTTTACCGTATAGATTCGGTAGTACGGAAGCTCGTTGCTACCTTCGTAAATGCCGGCCTGGCGGAGCAGGTTCTGCTCGTCCCACATGAAGCGGCGGAGCGGGTTGAACGTGGACGTGTTGCCCGCCGTTCCGCTGCCGTACCAGACGCCCTTGCACTTGTAGAAGTCGCTCTCGATGTAGCCAACCGCTACACCGCCAACGCCGACACCGCTGATGGGGCTCATGTTCAACGTAGCGAAGAACGAAGACGTCGAATCGCTGACGTAGCCCTTGCCGACAACAATGACCGTTGCCGCGCTTACAGCGCCAATTCCAGTAACCGTCGTAACGGTAGCCCAGCACGTGTTGGCACCGGTCGACGGCTGCGTGAGTTGGATCACGTCCCCAACGGCATACCCTGTTCCGCTAGGAACAATCCACGAAAGCGAGATAACCTGGCCGTTCTTGCCGGCGTTGAGAATGTCGTACTCCCCCGCGCCCGTGGAGGTGATCTCCACGTAGCGCAGGAGGTACTCTTGATCGAACAGCACGATCCGGTCGTAGAGCTCGGCCCACGACTGGTTGATGTACGCGCGCACCTCAGCGGACGTAACGAACTGCGAGTTCACCATGTCGGCTTCACGCCGAACGGCCAGTTCGAGTTCAGAGAGCGTCCGTGAGTATGCCATGCGTCAATCCTCTTCGCCGTAGCTGTCTTCTCCGCAGCACTTTTGCATCTCGTGGAAGAGCTGCGCAGCCTGCTTATACTTTCCCTTTGCTCCAGCCTCGAAGAAGGCCTTTGCAAGGGGTTCGAGCGTGCTCGTCATGTCCGCGCCCTCGTCCTCGGAATCAGAGGCAAGGGACGGCGAGGAACCACGGTCCTCGCTCATCCCAGGCTTCTTCTTGCCGATGGCGATCATGAGGGCCATTCCGCCCTTGCCCTTCATCAGGCAACCACCGAGCTGTTGGTGCAGATGACGCTAACGCAGATCATGCCGCCGCTCGACACATCGTCAGCAACGCCAGCCGTCGTGCTCACCTGGAAGGTGAAACCGCCTTGGGTGATGTTGGTGATCTGGACGATGGTCGGAACGACGCTGTCCATGATGGTCACGATGGGGTGCACAATCGCATTCACAGACGGGTATGCGCCATCCGAGTTCGGAGCGAACTGAAGGTCGTATGCGCCAACGCCAGTGCGAGTGAGCGAAAGGCCGCGACCAGGGTCCGTCGACGCGCCGAGCGTGGTGACAGCGCCAGCCGCACCAACGCCCCAACGCTGGGACATGATGATGAACTCGGGGAGGTTCGAGTTCTTCGCAGGGTAGAGATAACGGTTCAGTGCCATGTTGAGTCTCCTTTGAGATCAGGCGGTTACGGCGCTGAGGGCGCATACCAATTGCACGCAGAGCGAACATGAAACGTCGATATGGCCGACGCTGTTGTTCTGTGGGTCGACCGCTTGCAACTCGCACCCTGTCGAGCTGATGCTCTTCACATGCATCTCGACGTGGTTCGACTTGTTGTACGGCACAACGGTCACAGCGTGAACACCGACAATGGCATGGACTGACCCGCCATTGTCGATGCTCACCGTGTAGACCGTGTTGGTTCCGGCACCACTGCGCACAACGGTAAGACCGCGACCTGATTCGATGTTGGTTACATCGCCAGTTGCGCCGTCAATGCTCACTCGCGTGGCAAGGATGACGCAACCAACGATGTTGGTTCCGTTAACCGGATACAGGTAGCGGTTCAGCGCCATAATGCGTCAGAGACCGAAGTTGGTGAGAACGATGTTCGCACCAGGGTTGTTGCAGATGAACTGACCGTAGTGGCCGAAACGAACCTCGTACTGGTCGTTGTCGTTCACGCGGAGGTAGTCGTTGTTGTCCCAGTCGAGCATCTGCGGAGCCGCGCCGAGCGTCGAGAGCTCCCAGCTCGGAAGCTGGAGCATGAACGCCTTGTAGCGCGGGCAGAACGGATCCGCGACGATGTTCATCGGGCCGTTCGCACCGTCGTACTGGATGCTCTTGAACGAGATGCCAGCGACGTTCGACTGCACGCGGTCGTAGACCACGTCCGACCCGAGAGCCTTCTTGAGGTTCTGGAGGTCGAGCGGGTTCACGAGGATCGTGTCGGGGCTACCGACACCTTGCACGAGCACGCGAGCCTCGGCCTCCATGAGCGCCTCGTTCATCGGGAGGCCCGAGACGGCGAGAACCTGGCCAGCGAGACGAACCGGGTCCGCCGTGCGATTAAGGCCCCAGAAGTCGTCGCCAACCGCCGGGGTCGTGATCCAGGACTGGATACCGGTGACGGGGCCGCTAGCATAGCCGGTACCGACGGCAACAACACCCGGCGTAGGGTTGAAGTCACCCGAGCGAACGACCTTGTAGTTGGCCGTAACGCCAGCACCGCCACCACCGGTACCGATGTTGACCGTGCCACCGACACCGACAACGGTGATAACGCCAGTCTGGCGGTTGATACCCGAGACGTAGACACCATCACCAGCAGCCAACGTGGCGGGCACCGTCGCGATAGGCGCAGTTCCAGCCGGAGCAACGAAGTCGAGCTTCATGCCGAGGGCAAAGTTGACCGCGTCCGACGGAGTGAGGAGCGTAAAGGTCGTGGCAGTCGAGCTGAGGACAACACCACGCGTGCCGGTGCCATCGCCGAAGAGCTGGAACTCAAGTTCCTGGAGCTCGTTCGTCGAGATGCCGTCCGTCTCGTTGTTCCAGAGGTCAACGAGCGCACCCGAAGTGCGGACCGCCGCCTTCATGGTCTCGCCGTCCATACGGAGGAGACCGTAGTGGCGCGTGCGGTAGACGCTGAATCGCTTGTACGAGCCACCGCCGCCATTGGTGCCCGCCTTCGCGACGCCCTGAGCGATCGCGAACTGCGACGAGGAGCCCTGCGGACGCTCGTTCTGGAGCGCCACAACGCGGAAGTCGCCGTCAAAGTTCGTCGTCTTCTTGACGAGAGCGAGGAGCGGGAAGTTCTTGTAGAGCGCCTGCGGGATCGCACCATCCGGGTACTTGGTCTTGAGGATGGCTTGAACGGCAGAGTAGGTCGGGTTGGTGTACGGCATGATTGAAACTCCTAGTTAGCTGAGTGCGAGGTTGCTTTTTTGACTGCGGCCAAAAGGGCAGCTTTTTGCTGGTCGGCATCAAGCTGTCCAAACGGCTTGCCAGCAGTCCGCGTCTCGCTGGCAGCCTTCGTCGAGATGGTCTTCACGCCCTTCTTCTGGGCGGCGACCGGCGCAGGTGCAGCGGCTGGGGCCGCACCAAGACGCGAAAGCTTTCGCTTGTACTTCTCTTCGAGGTACCGAATGACCGCGAGGTCTTCCGGCTGCTCGCCGTGCTGCTCTTCGTGCGACTCGGCGACCGACATCGCCTCCTGCCAGAGCGACTCGACGTCGTCCTCGAACATGTTGTACAGCGTCGGGAACTTGTCCTTCGACACCTGACGGAGGAACGACGTGCGGGCCTCGGCAATCTGAGCCTGCATCTGCCGCTCCTCGGTCTCGCGGCGCATGGTCTCGCGCTCTTCGCGCAGCGCCTTGAGCTCCTGGCGGACCTCGTCGATCTCGCCGAACGCACCTTCGTGCATCTGGCCTTCGCGCATGCCAGCGTCGATCAGGTCCTGGAACTCGAACCCGAACTCCTTGAACGTGCGCGCGGGGGCACGACGCAGGCGCTTGAAGATCTCGTCGATGACCTGCTTTTGCGTGTGCTGAACGCGCTCATCCGACTTGGCGAGCTTAGCCTCCAGCTCGCGAACGCGCGACTCAGCCTGGCGCACGCGGCGCTCAGCAGCCTGACGCACAGACAGAATCTCGTCTGCGATGTCGCGCTCCTGCTCGGCCTCTTCCTCTGCATCAGCGGCTTGCGCCACCTCTTCCGTCTCTTCTGCGCCTTCCTGGACCTCCTCGGTCTCGGCGGCTTCTGCAGCGTCGGGCTCCGTCGCCTCGGGGGTTTCCTCGGGCGCAGTGGCTTCTGCCACCTCATCGCCAGTGGACTCTGCCGGCGTCGCCGCCTTGATGGCCTCGCTGGCCGCAGCGTTCATGCGTGCGTAAAGATCGTCAGACATTGGGTACCTCCTCTGGTGCCGGTGCCTGCGGGGCCTCCGGCGGCTGAGCCGCTGCCTGCGCTTCCGCCTGAGCCGCTCGGGCCTCGGCCTGCATCTGCGCAATCAGCGCCTCAATCTTCGCCAAGTACTCGTCGAGCGCCGCGATGCGGTCATCGGGCACGCCGTCGACACGAGCCTTGTTGTAATGCTTGCGAGCGCGGTCGTAGGCCACGTCGAGAAGCAGTCGCTTGTCGGGGTCTGGGTACTCAAGACCACGCAGAATGAGCGAGCACGCCTTGTCGACCACGTCGATGTCCGCCGTCTCCAGGTCGCGCGTCGACTCGACATCCGGGATGTTGAGCATGTTCGCGACGACGCGACGGTCGGTGATGATCTTGCGGTCGACGAGCTCCAGAGTCTCCTGAAGCAGCGCAGCCTTGCTCTGCGAGAGCGCCGAGATGGGCTCGCAGCGAAGCGTGTACTCCTTGCGGTCCATCTTCACGTCCGACCAGTTGATGCGTTCAAGCGCACCCTGGCCAGGGGCGAGAATCTCGATGTCTTCGCCGTTCTCCGCAGCCTCTTCGCACGCATCGACGATGAGCCAGCCCAGGTCAACGTGGAACTGGCGCACGGCCTCGTGAGCAACGCGGAAGCGCGAGTCTTCCATGTCGTCGTACACGCGAAGCGCGTGGCCCGACGCCTGGCGGAGCCCCGCCGGCAGGAGCGATTGAGCGGAAAGCTCGGAAATGCCCTGATAGCGCAGCATGTTCTGCGCGATCATGTCCTTGTACGCGTAGGTGTCGGGGTGAACCGGCTGCGGGTTGAACACGTCGGGCTTCGCGCCTTGGTATTCGATGATCGTACCGACGTCGTTGTCGATCTTGGTCTTACCGAGCGTGCCGGCCTGCACCATGATGTGCGAGCCGCCCATCAGGTCGTGTGCGATCTGGATCTTGTTCGACAGCTTGTCGTACTCGTCCTGCGCAGCGGCGAGTTCGAGCGCCATCGACGGTCCGTAGAAGCCCGCGAGGTCCGTATTGAGGCGCAGGAAGCCGAATCCGAAGTTGGACGTGCGCTTCCAGGGCACCGTGGCGAGCGTACCGGTCGAAAGAGCGATGACGCGGAGGCCGTCGGTCGCATTCGGGCCGCTGGCGAGGTGCGTGGCCTCGTAAACCAGGATCTGGTCCGAGTACCGCGACGTGTTCATGTACGTCGAGTCGTCGTCCGCAGGGCGCGGTGCCGACAAAACGGCCTTCTTGCGCTCGTTTTCGGTGCCGTAGAGCGCATCTTCGTCGCCACCGAACGCTTCGAGGACCACGGAGCGGTCCATGTAGCAGCGGTGGTAGAGACAGCGCGGCGTTCCGTACCGAGACTCGGCGTCGGAGACGAGCAAATCGAAGATCGGAACGCGCTCCATCTGGATCGCGCCGTCTTGGACGTAGATCTTGCAGGCTGCGACGCCGAAAACGAGCACGTCGAGCAGGAGCTGCGGGTACGCCTTGGCGTACGAGGCAGCGTAAAACGCTCCATGAAGGAACCGGTCGAGCTGCTTGGCTCGGTACCGCTGCAGAAAGTCGCCACCGACCGTCAAGGTGCTCGGGAGCGGCATCTGGCGGGCCAGTTTTGCCTGCATGGTGTGGATGGCGTTCCGCGCAACGTTGAACGAGACCCGCTCGTCCCACACGTTGCGGATCGGCATGCCGAACATTTTCAGGTCGGTGCCGTAAACCTCAGCAGCGCGCGTCCACATCTGGCGACGGTACGCCGATTCGTTGCGAATCGAGTTGATCGCACCGACTACTGCATTGGCAGGGTCCTCGTTATTCTGATGGAGGAGCCACCACGCATCGGTCGTTTCGGTGATACCGGCCATTCATGGGCAAGTATCCAGGTTTCCGTAAGACCCTCAAGGTCGAAAGCGACCGCTTCTGGCCGCACGTTCATTTTTGCGGCGTATCTTCTTTTCAATCGGAATCCAGATCTCTCGCTCTTCTTTGGTGAGTCCCTTGTACTCGTCTTCGAAAGAGGACTGGTTCTCGGTGGGCATCTGCTCGTGCCAGCGCGTGAGCGCCATGCAGATGGCGGGAGCGTAGTCGGCGTGGCGACCGTCGCCTGATTTGGTGAGGTCGATGGTGACACCGGTCTGCGTGTACCGCTTGACCACGCGCTGCATGTCCTGCCGCACGATGGGGTCAGGAGGGAGCTCGACCTCGCCGATCTCGAACATGGTCCGCAGTGTGAGGTACCGCTTCGTGCGCTCGGTAGCGGTCCATGCGTGCGGGATGAGAACGAGCCCGACCTGAGACGCGAGGTCGCGGAGCGCGTCGCCCATGTACTGGTCGCTGTCGAGGACGGTGACTTGATAGGCCTTGAGGATGTGTGCAATCTCAGCAAGCACAGCAGCGGGGCGCAGGGGATTTACAGCACTTCCCGTCCACTGCTTGGCCAAGCAAATAACTTTTTCCTTACGCCCGGAGCCTGTTGCGACGACCAGTGTGAAACTGTTGCCACGGGTGGCAGGGTCGATGGCAGCGGTGTAGAGCGCGCCTGGCCTCGGTGGAGACACGAGCGGCTCCTTGCGGGTGGCCGAGTCGAGCATCTGGGTCGTGAACAGGGCCTCCTCGGGGTCCGCGAAGTCGGCCTCGATGTCGGTGCGGTAGATGCGCGGGTCGCGACGCGCGATCTCCAGCTTGTCGTCGGTCCAGATGAGCGGGGCCATGTCGTAGGCTGGAGCCTTCACGACGACGCAGTCACGGCTTGGACGGCCCCAACGCTCCTTCACCAGGTCGTAGAGGAAGCCCATCGGGGCCCACGGAGAGCTGATGTAGACGAGCTGGGCACCCGGAAGGATGCGGAGCAGGACGGCGTCACGCAGGTCGTTGACGGAGACGGCTGCATCGTCGGCTCCCCAGCGCGCGACCTCGTCGAGGATGACGCCGGCAGACCAGCGGGCGACGAGCGACGAGCCAGCCTTGGACGACGCCACGACCTTGATCTCGACTGGACGCCCGGACGGGTGCCGAATCATGAGGGTGTCGGCGGTAGGCGTCTCCAGGATGAGCTTGGAAAGAATAGGGGACGCCATCATACGGCCAACGATGTGGCCGAAGACGACGTCCGCGAGGTCTTTCGATAGCGAGACGATGGAGATACGTGGGATCTCGCCTGGCCCAAGTCGGCTCAGATCGGCACGTTGTGACCAGTGGACGGCAAGCGCAGCCGCCGAAAGGCTTTTTGCCGTTCGGATGCCGGAGACGATGGCGAACTCGGCAGGTTTAACCGCGTCAGGAACAACCCCTCCAAACGCGCGCAGTACTCGTTCGTCGCCAGCGAGTTCAGCCAGAGGCCGACCGTCAGCCACACGAGCGATTGCCCGCTGAAGTGGAGATGCAGTAGTAAGCCCAAAGCCAAGAGGTGAAGTAAGTAGACCCTCAAAGTGGACGAGGGACTTTTCCTCAAGTTGGGCTCTAACCTGGGCTTCGAACGCCTCAAGAACCTTCTCCGCTTGGGTTCTTTCGGGGGCGTCCACGACGACGGATGACGGGTTCTTCGACGGTTTCGGCTGCTTCGACGGCGTCTTGGGCGACGAGTGCGCTGACATTCGGGTCTTCCTTCACGTCGCAGGCGGGAGCTCCGCTTCCTTCGTCTCGGGGGATGGACTTGAGCTCGACGACGTTGTCGAGGGGGACGAGGAGGTCTCCTGCGCGGACGAATCCGTCTTCGAATCGAAGGTCCATGTGTTTCGGGCGGTAGAGCGTGGTCGTGATGCGCGAGGGGTCTGCGGGGTCGAAGACTCCACGGAGGAAGATGGCGCGTTGCAACGTGAGCATTTGATGGCCTTTGGTCGGATGACAGGGAGAAGGGCTTCGATGAATTCGATGCCCATGGACTGGGTATGCTGGTGGTCGGACGACACGAAGCGAACGTATCCGCTGCCGAAGGAGTGGATATGCCAGCCGAGCATGGCGGCGACGGGTTCGGCGTACTTGCGCCACGCGTCGCAGTAAGCCTTTGCGCCAGCGACCATGCGGCCACCTGGTACACGGCGTTTAATGGGATCGGTCAAAGGACGCCTGCCTTATCCATGGCTTCGAGAGCCGCGCCGGAGTGAATGCCGAAGGTGAAGCCTGGACCCTCGGTGACGCGCATGTCTGGACGGGTGGTGAGGGGAATGCGCTCGATGACCCAGCACAGACCACGTCGCGGGCCGTCTGCGACCTCGACACGAGCAACATCTCCACCGGAGAAGTACTGCTTCGAGGACGGATAGGTGAAACTGCTGACCGCCGTGTTGAAGATGGTCATGGCCATGTAGAGGTCGGTGAAGATGCCGTGAATGACGGGGCGTTCGTCGGGGCTTTCGTGGAGCTCCATGACGACGAAGAGGTACTTGATGGCGTTCATGGCTCACCACCCATGGCGCACTCGTCGCAGACGGTCTCCATGACGAGGTCGTCGTCTCCACGGCGGACCTGCTGCTCCATCCAGCCGGTGGGCATAGAGCGCATGGGGAACGAGGTCTTGCCGCAGGAGTCACACTCCCACTCGTCGAACGGTCCTTGGGCGAAGCACGTACCGCAGAGTGCGCGGTAGACGCCGCCATGGACATTGGCGTTGAAGTGCCAGCCGAGCGGCTTCTCGCCATCGGTGAGCGTCTTCTGGCCGCAACCCGCACAGAGGTACGTGTTGTCCTCGGTCATCATGGCCTTGTCGGCAGCGGCGCGCATCTGTTCGACGGTGGCGGCGGGGCGAGGGGGCTCGCACTTGACCTGGGTGTAGGCGTTGGCCACGGGCGGCGTGTATGGAGCCGTCCGCATAGAATCGGCCCATGCCTTTTGTCGTGCGTCATGAACGGAGCGGGAGTGTCCTTCGGCGAGGAAGCTCATGACCTCGCGATTGATGGCGATGGCTTCGATAGTATGGCCGGTGCGAGCGAGTTCGATGACGCAGTCGAGCAGGTCGCTGAGGCGCGTGAGGGATACGGTGTCATCGCGCAGTGTGGCGCACAACTGGCACACGATCTCGTGCACGTTATCGAGCTGTTTCTTCTTCATGGTTCCTCCACGAGGAAGACAAGCAGAGCAACGCACCCCGGTCAACAAAGATAACACGTCCAACAGCGAATACCAAGTACCGTGTAGAGTGCAGGTATGTACCGTAAGAAGCCAGTGAGAGAGCCACCCATGTTGCAGAGTACACCTAACAAGCCCAAGAGAGCCCCAGTGAGAGCCAGGAGAAACAAGAATCGTAGAGGCAAGTGTCGAATCTGACTTCCATATTACCGCCATCTGTGAGCCATTGGGAACCGCAGGGGAGGGAACAACACTGTTCGCGTGACCATCGGGCATCCCAACAGCCCGTTGGGCACCGAACGCTCTCGCGCGGGTTGCCCCAAACGCTGGGTTACGGAAAATTTTTGAGGGGGGCACCCCCCCTTCCGTCCCCCCTAAAAGTGCAGACACGGGTCAGTGCCGTTGCGATTGACCTAACGCGTTAGACGAGACGCGTTAGACGCGCTGCAGCGTGGGCGAGTGTTTCACGTGAAACGCTGAGGGAGTGGCACGCGTGGTGCCCCTTAGAGCGCCTTAGATAGTGACGCGCCGAACGACGAGACCCACGCGGCGAGACGCTTCCGAACCTGTCAGGTTGACTCGCATGCGCGCTTGACGTCAACCTCGCAAAGGTTGCGATATGATATGACGTCGCGGTCATGGTCGCGCAAGTGTCGGGAATCGCTGGCGAAAGACGCCTTAACGTCTCTTTATCGCTTCGCACCATGACACGCGCGCCATAGCTGGCATGGGATTGCTGGAATACGCTAACGCGTGCCGAGCGAGTAGAAAGACGCGAGAAACGCGAGGGAACGCGGCTTGGCACGGTGCTAGCAGAGTGTCATTCACGAACGGCGCGACACGCCGACGCTAACGCGCCAAGTGGCGCCCCGAGGAATCATGAGCAAAGCACAAGGCATCATTCTCTATCGCGGACCGTCGCTTTTCGACGGCCAGGAAATCGTCGCCATTGCCACGACTAGTTCGCGCAATGCGAAGACCGCGAACATGGTGCAGACGTGGATCCTACGTGTCGACGTTGCGCCGCACGACGCCGTTCGCTCGGGTCGTGACTCTAGCATTTGTGGCGATTGTATCTACTCCGGCGGCAATGGATGCTACGTACGCACCTATCAGGCTCCACTTAGCGTGTGGCGAGCGTTTCATCGCGGACGATACGAAGACCGCTCGGGAGACCTTGACGCCATTGCCAAGCTTGGCGAAGGGCGAACGGTGCGCCTTGGCGCATACGGTGACCCTGTAGCATTGCCGGAAGAGATCTGGTCCGCGCTTGTGTCACGCTCTAAGGCTCACACGGGTTACACCCATCAGTGGCGAGTCGCGCCCAAGGCGTTTCGCTCGCTTGTCATGGCCTCATGCGACACCGAATCTGACAAGGTGCGCGCTAACCTACGCGGCTTTCGCACCTTTCGAGTCAACGATGGCACCGACGTCAAGCGTACACGCGGCGAAATGACGTGTCCCGCGTCGAAAGAAGCTGGCCACAAGCTCTCTTGTGCCGATTGCCACGCGTGTGACGGTGCGCGATCCGGCGGTCTCACGTCTCATGACGTGACCATCGCCCTTCATGGCGCGCTCGCCTCTCGTGCGCGCAAGGCAATCGCGGCGAAACGCGCGCGCGAAATCCACGCGTGACCACGCGCATGCGAGCGGAAACGCTCGCCATGCGTCGACGTGGCGTGACTCATGGTCGCGTTACGTCAACGCGTGCCCACGCGTAGAAAGCAGGACCCATGCTCCCCGGAACCATTATCACAATCGGGCCCATCCCCGCGCATATGCGCGCCATTGAATCACGTCTCGTCGACGCCTTGCCGACTCCGGTGCCGGGCACAGTGCGCCATGTATGCGCTTGCATTCTCGCCGCGTCGACGTGCTTTCTCGCCGCTTTCGCGTGGTCTCTCGTATCGGTGACGCCATGAGTCGCCGACGCTTCACCGGGTATTTCGTGGTGCGCGAATATGGTCACCACGGCCAAGTGGTCTACACGCCGCTTTTCGTGGCCAGTTATCGCCGCGCGACCATGCTCGCGGAATGGTATCGCGACGACGCAGAGCGCCGTTACGTGAGCGCGTTCTATGCTTACGTAGTGCCGGCGAACGAACTAGAACCACGAGAAGAATTCCACGGGTACCACTACGATCCCCGGCACGAACCGATCGCCTTTTTCCGTGGGCGCACAAAAAGATTGCACCCCGGCTTCTAATCTGATACGCAACCAACACCGCCCCAAATTCCTGGGGTGGAACTACCGCGCCGCGTGGCGCTTCGAGGGACCATGAGAACCATCTATCACCGCGACCACACGGTCACGATCTGGAACGTGCTCGCACAATCCTGGTACGTGCGCGTCAGCTACCTTCCGCCCGCTGTGCTCGCCACCCTGAGCGAACGCGAGCGCGCCCGCGTCGTGCGTCACCTGGCGGGTGCTCGCCGCGCCGACGACGAGACCACGCATTTCCGGGGGGAGGTCTGACCATGCGACACCTTCCACCGGTACACGCTATCGTTGGCTACACCCTGGGCCTTATTTGGGGGAACAACACCCACGAGCAATTCCTGGAGTGGACCGATCAAGAACTCATGGAGGCCCTGCCCGACGCCTGCGAGGAGCTCGGCGTTCCGGTGCCCGATCTGGGCCTGGCCGCGCAGGAATTCGAAATCCAGGGCGACGCGTGGAAAAAGCGCGCCCGCGCCGAACTGCAGCAGCAGCGCGAGAACGAACTGCAGCAGATGATCGACCGCGAAGAGTGGGAGCAGCACTGGATCTGGGGGCGACTCTGATGGGCCTCTTGATTCTCGCCGTTGTCTTCCTCGCCGTCACTGGCCACGGGTCCGCCGCTGCGAATAGCGCGGGGGCCCTGGCCCTCTTCTCCCTGGCAAGCCCCGTGACCTGGGGCGTGCTGTTCTCCCTCGTCCTCCTATTCACCAAAGGACCCGATGAAAACCGCTGAACTTCATGCCGACGCATACGAGCACGGCGAACCCGTGACCGACCTCGACGCCTTCGACCTGTACACCGCGAAGGCATGCGAGGAATTGGGGCGATTCATTGCCCGGAACCATTTCGGCTCCGACCTTGCCCCGATCTACCTGGAGACCAAGCGCGCTAGCCTCTCGACCGTTGCCGCCGGCTTCGTGCGCTTGCGTGAATCCCGCATCATGCGCGCCGCTGGGTTCCACCTGCCCACCGCGCGCCGCATGATGACCGCCGAGGTCGACCGCCTCGACAAGCTGGCAGACCGCCGGCTTTCCGGTGAGGCAACCGAAGAAGAGCACCTCGAAACCCTGGCGCTGCTGCGCCATGCCCGCGAGGAGCTCAACTCCCTCATCCGCTGCCAGGTGTGGCTTAACGGCGGCTGATGCCCTCGTTCGTTGCGCCCAAGCCCGTGAGCGAGACCGCCCTGCGTGACCTGGAGCTACGGCTCAGCGCGCAGGTGCGTGCCCTCGCCGCACAAGTCGAGGCCCTGAACGTGCGCGTTAGCGCCCTGCACCTCGGCTCAACCTGCCACCCCGAGTGGATAAATCCTGGGGCTGGAAACCTGGCCCGCGCGAGACGCGCGTCGATTGTTGAAGCCGTGCTCGCCACCGCTGGCACCCCCGGCATGACCCTGGCCGAGCTCGCCGCTTACCTGCACTTGCCCCGCACCCGGCACGAGGTGCTGCTTTCTGACCTGTCGTATCTGATCGGCGAGGACCGCGCCGAACGAACCCCCACCCGCGCCAAGCGATGGCGCATCACGGAACGCTGAACCATGGCCAAGACCAAGACCTCCCCCGCTGTCACGACCATCGACCCCACGCACCCGAACCTCTCCCTGTGGGAATCGGTGCAGGCGACCGACCCCGACTACACGAAGAGCTTCAGCCGCTCCGGTGGTTTCCGTGGCACGGCCATCAATCACACCTACCAACAGAAGCGCGCCACCCAGGCGTTCGGCCCCAAGGGCCTCGGCTGGGGCTCAAAAATCCTGGACGAGAAGTACCAGGAAGGCGCGCCGATCCTGCACAAGGACCAAGTCATCGGTCGCGAGATCGTGCACGTCGTGCGCATCGAGCTCTGGTACGTGCTCGACGGAAACCGTGGCAGCACCGAGGCATTCGGGCAAACCACGTTCGTCGGGCAGAACAAGCACGGCGTGTATACCGACGAAGAAGCGCCCAAGAAGAGCCTCACGGACGCAGAGTCCAAGGCGCTCGCTTCGCTTGGCTTCAGCGCCGACGTGCACCTCGGTTTGTTCGATGACAACAAGTACGTCTCGGACCTCAAGGTCGCCGTCGCCGAGGCCGAGAAGCCCAAGGGTCCTAGCCTCGCCGAACTCCTGGCCCAGGTCGAAGCAGCTGCCACGCCCGACCAGCTCAAGCCCGTGAGCGTCGCCGCCGCTGCACTCTCCGAGACCGACCGCGCCACGCTCCGTGCCGCATACACCGCCAAGCTTGCCGCCCTCAAGGCCTCGACGTGAGCAAGCTCCTCACCGCATCCTCGGCCCGCCGATGGCTCGCCTGCTCTCTTAGCGCCTGGCTGCCCCAGGAAGAGAGTTTGCCGGGCCCGGCGGCCCAAGCTGGCAACCGGTTCCACAAGCTCGTGGAAGGGCCCATTGTGGCCCGGGAATGGGTACCCATCGATCCGCTCGACTCCGGGTACGAGATCCCAGTGCGCAACGCGCTCGGGTGGTTGAACCCCCTGCTCGCGGACGCGACCGAGGTTCTGGCCGAGCAGGCCTACGACCTCGCCGCGCTCGGCGGGTACACGAAGGTCGAGGGTCAGCGCGAGCCGCACTGGCGCGACGCGATGGGCTGCGAGCGCATCACGCTCAAGGGCCACCGCGAATACCCCGCCACGCCTGGCCACGTGTACGGCACCGCCGACGTCGTGGTCATTGAGAAGGGCAGCGCCCACGTGATCGACTGGAAGACCGGCAAGCGGTCGGACGACCACGAGGCGCAGCTGCTGACCCTGGCGCTGATGGTGGCCGAGGCTGAGAAGGTCTCGACCGTGCGCGCCACCGCCGTCTACGTGAACCTGCAGACCGGCAAGGTCACGCCCGTCACCTGGCTCTTCGACGCGTTCGACCTGCACATGCACGCCGGCCAAGTCGTGGCCGTCGCCCGCGAGCTCATCGGCTCGAAGACACCAAGCCCGAACGGCGGCAAGCACTGCTTCTACTGCCCCGCCCTCGGATGCCCTGAGAAACTCCGCCCCTCCCGCTGAAAGACACGACCATGCAAGACGACCTCCGCCGCATTGAACAGAAGCTCGACGAAGTCCTGAAGATCATGAAGGCCATGCCCACTACCCCGGGCGAGTACAAGAAGAAGACGGTCGACGACGCCGACCTCGACGGCAAGTACGGCAACCCCGAGGTGCGCATGATCCCGAGCAAGTGGGCCGGCCCGGACTACAAGGGATGGCGCTTCTCCGACTGCCCGCCCGAGTTCCTCGACGAGCTCTCCGGCATGCTCGACGCCATCAGCCGCAAGCAGGCGCAAGACCCGGCCAAGGCGAAGTACGCGGACTGGTCCGCGAAGGACGCCGCCCGTGCCCGTGCGTGGGCCGAGCGCCACCGCAAGAATGGACCCAAGAAGATCGCCGACAACGAGGACTGGGACGCCGCGCCCGCTGCACTCGGCGAGACCTCTGACCCTGACTTCCCGTTCTGACCAAGGAGACCACCATGAAGATCGCATTCATCGCCGCCACCATCCTCGCACTCGCATCGACCTCGGCTCCCGCTGCCGAGCCGCAGGGCTCCCGCTGCCTTGCACCGCAGCCGTTCTGCCCGTGGGGCCAAGCCCCGCTCTGCGTCTGCGAGAACGACTTCTCGTACAACTGCATCTGGATGTGCGCCTCGACGCGCTGAGGAGACCGACATGCCTGCCCACCCCGTGCAAATCCACATCCTGATCACCCACGACTCGGGCCGTACTGCCGAGCGCACCTACCTCCGCGACGAGGACGGATGGGCCCTGCTCACCCGCATGATGCGACCCGACGGGAACCCCGAGTGCGAGAACGAAGACTCCATCGAGCACACGAACGAAGCCCTGATGGATGCGCTGCTGGCTGTGCACGCAGCATTCGGGACCATGCTCGGCCCCGACGACGCGCCCCTGCCGCAGCTGGTGCCCGTCGACACCCGGCCAAATCCCGGGGCGATGAACTGATTGCACGCGGGTGGGCAGTAGCGTAGAAAGAACTTGCCCCCGGAATCCTGCAAGACTCCGAGGGCGGACAACAAACGGCAAGAACGAAGATAGCGTGGACTTCTCCACCTGTCGAGTGCCTTGCCGCATTCCAGGAGAAGCCATGTTCACATCTATCCATCTGGAGCTTTGGGACGATAAAGCTACGGAGCACGACCCACCAGAGTATGAACTTGTGCTGACGAAGACGTACTCGTACGTGCGCCTGCAAGTGAGGCCTATCGAGCGCGACGGTAGGAAGCGTTCGTTCAATGCCACCATCGGACCAACGCTGGCAGAGTCGCTCGCGAAGTACTTCTACGCGAACGCGAAGATTGGCGGAGCGTAGCGTGGCCATCTACGCCCAGGCTCATGCGCACGACTGCATGGCTGCCTTCAAGGCTGGCCTTGGGCAGGAGTACGCCCTCGTGCTTGGGACCGTCGCGCTGATGGAGGACGTCGACGCGCCCACAAAAGAGTACCAAAAAGCAGTCCAAAAACTGCGCGGAATTGGCATCGAGATCACGCTTGAAAAGCTTCTAGGAAAGACGCTTGCTCACCGTGCCGCTTCTAAGCGTTACTCAGGAAAAACCCAGAAGAAGAGAGCTTCATCTGATATCAGACCTGATGTCAGCACTGATATCAGATCTGACGTGAGATCTGATGCAGCTCCTCCTCTTAGCATTAGCATTAACCCTTCTCCTGCGGAGAAGGAGGTTGCGCGCAAGACGCGCAAGCCCCGCCAGCCGTCCAAGGGGAAGCTTGCCTTGGCCGAGTTCAACTCTGCCGTCACTCAGGTCACGGGTTCGCCGTCCTGCGTGACCGGCATGGCGAACGAAACGCGGGCAG